GAGACACCGTTAGGGTGACCTACCATGCTTAACCTGGTTTCTTTAGTGGCAAACAAGAAATCTGAGCCAGCCAAAGCACTCACATAACGGCGATGGTTGTACTTACTACCTTCATCATTCATGCCTGTAAGTTCCCCAACTTCATCTGCTGTTAAATCCTTGTGGTCATAGAAACAACGCAAGACAGGGTAATAAGGGGAACTTTCAGTAAGCGTTCCAATTGTTTGTTTCTTTGTTTGTTTGTGGGCTACTCCACCTGTGTCAAGTAGGTTACGAAGACGGACAATTTCTTCAGCCGCTTCTACGCAATCTGCCTTCTTGGGAAAATTCCCACGAAGCCTCTCAACAATATCTTTCATTAAGGGGTGAACCTGTGTTGGCGAAGTTCTTTACCTGACATACCGATACGGCGTGACAACTCACGAGAAACTACCTGAGCACCACGCTCGCAACGGTCAAACACTGTGTCTACCAGTTTTCGGTAAGCACGTTTCTGTGTGTAGATTTCCAACTGCTCGGTAATCTTTGGGTCAATGTCACGCTTGGCTTTAGCCACGGTAACCAAGTCACCCTTGGTCTTGTTTCCCCACTGCTCAATCAAGATGGATGACTGGAGGTATTCAAACTCGTTACGGGTGCGTTCCTCAGCAATCTCAGCCTGAACAAGTTGTGCTTTGGCGTAAACCAACCAAGCCATGAAGTCGGTGTACAACTCCATCAAGTCATGGTCACCGATGTCTCCAATGTTACGAGGAAGTTCTGGGAGTAGTCCTTTTGGCTTTTCTGGTAACGGGAAGTTTTGTTTGAACAGTTCCATCTCTGGATTCATCGTCTAGTCTCCAACATGTGTTTTTATAAGGACAGTATTTGCAACCATTGCATGTGGGTTCTTCTGCCCACATTGGTCGCATTGGTGGAATGTCTCCGTTCAATGCTGACATAAGACGCTTGCAATTGTCAAGCATTGGTTGCACTAATTCTGGGGTAAACCCAACTACAAACTCTTTAACTTCTTGTGTTGGTTTCCATTCGTACAAGAAAGTCATCTGGTGAATGCCAGTGCAATACATGTACAACAAACCTTGCCTAATGTGGCTTGGGAAAGGCTGGCGCACTTTCTTCCACATACCATCAAGTGTTAACTCACCTTTTTGGTATTGCTTATATAAGTCAATCGCTTCAAACCTAAGAGTCCCCATACCAATTGATTTAATCTCAATAAGTGTTCGGCCCTTCTTGTCGTTGACGATACCGTCAGCGTGACCAAGAATGTGGTGCTCTTCATTTCTAATTGGTACTTCACGATAAATAGGTTTAGGAGTGCCACATGACGGACATTTCTCTGGGCTTACTGCTTCCCATTTATGGTTACAGATGTCGCTCTTACATTGCCACAGCCCCTCAAGAACACCTGCATTATTTAGCCAGTCCTGCCACTTGGCATGAATGTAATGTCCCTCAGCAAACACGTTCAGTCGTTGGAACGAGAAGTCTTCTGGGTCTTTAGGATGCTTTTTAATTGTGTACCAATTAGCCCGTGGACACCAATCTCGTTTGGCTAAATCACTTGGGTGAATGTGGTCAGTATCCCGTGTTGATTCTCTAACATCACGGTCTTTAAGAATTTGCATAGCCACAGTTGGAAGAATACGACCATCCATAGTGAGTAACTTTTTGTAACTACTTAGTTCACTCATCAATCATCTCCAGGAAATCGTCTTCAGGAATAACAACATACCGTCTTCCACCAATGTCAAATTGCAATACTGGAAGCCTGCTCTCAATGATGGCTCGTTCTCGCAACTCAACAAGGTCAAGAGCCTTGATAGTTATTTGTGTTAATCCTGTCGTGAGTTTGTTTTCAATGAGGAAACTTTCCGCACGAACATCATTCTTGCGAAGCCAACCAGCACCAGAGCGAGCATTACGGCTTCCCTTGTACGAATTAGCGGTTCGCTTCTCTTGTTTAACAGACGCTTTATTAATGTTCCTTCTGTCATCTGCTGGGTCCTTTCCTATAATCCTCACCGTGCCACACCGTAGTGTGCTTCAACTTTGGCAATTAAATCCTTCTGCATATCAAGGTCTTCACGGAATGCGTCAAGCATCTTGTCTTTACCTTGCCAGCGACCTTCCCCAAATGAGTAGTACGCACCAGCACGAGTAATGATGTCTACCGCAATACCAATGTTCAACATGTCCTTGAGAGTATCGTAATCACCCTTCTCAAACCCTTGTGTCTGGGCAAAATAGAAATCAATGACAGCGCTTTGGTTAGGGCGATATGTCTTGTTCTTGAGTGTACGAGCCTTAATGGTCTGCCCTACTACTTCATCTTTCTCTTTCAACCACTCGTCACGCTTTACTTCAACACGGCAGAAGTATGCAAAGTTCTTTGCAAGACCACCTGGGGTAGTACGTGGGTCACCCCACATAACACCAATCTTTTGTCTCCACTGGTTAATCATCAAGCCAGTGCAGTTGCGTTCCTCCGTAATAAGTGAACGCTTCTGAGCCTCTGATGACTTACGGAAAAACTTAGATGTAAGACGAGCACCAAGACCTACGGTGAACTCTTCCATCATCTTCTCGGACTCATCATCTGGAACAAGCGCAGGTAGTGAGTCAATAACAATCATGTCAACAGCACGGTTAGCCATGACGTTGATAACCAAGTTATACGCCTGTTCCATAATGTTGGTTTCAACAATCCATAAACGCTCTAGGTCAACACCAATTGACTCTGCATAGTCTGGAACAAACTCTTCAGCAGCAATCCACAGACAAATAAAGTCTGGGTTAATTGCTTGGTTAGTTGCAATGGTTTTAAATGCAAGCGCAGTCTTACCAGAAGATTCTTCACCAATGATTTCACTCCATTGGTTTACAGGCCATCCACCTCCAAGCATCAGGTCATAAGACAAAATGCCTGTAGAAATACGGTCTAATTTGCCACGGGTTTCACTACCCTTAACAATTGTTCCTGCACCGTATTGTTTGTTTACTGAATTAATGATTGAAGACAGACTGTCCCAATTGTTTTCCACTTGTTCTCCTATACCCAGTTAGATTGTTCACCTTGGTCGTAAAGTGAGTTCCACCCACATTCAAAACATCTTGGTGCAGGTACTTTACCACCTGCTGATGCATTTGAGCGACTAAAAACTTTATTACCTCCACAACGTGGACAAGTTTGATTTCCGTCTACACGATGTGCTTCTCCACCCTTCCAATTCCTAATAGCACTGCCCATATCTGTTTGACCATTGGGGTCAACCTGCTGTGCCACATTAGTTTGGTGCTGTAACGGTGACTGCATCACACGCTGTTGTGCTTGCTGTTGTAATGCTGGAAGCACCACACGTTCTGTAGGCAATGACCTACGCTCTTCTTGGGGTGCGTTGCTTAGTTTTCTATCCCACCAACTACTCATTGTTCTTCCTTATTCTACAGGTGATATTAACGCAATAACTTGGTTTTCTAACATCTTTTGTACGAGAGCCATACCAAATGCTACTAGTACCCCCTTGGAGCCTTCAAGCATAGCAGGGGGTGGTAATTCTTCATCATCCATTGTTTTGGACAACACCTCAGTAAACCATTCTACTGACTCTTCAATCTCATCATAGATACCAAAGTCATGTAGTAATTCCCATTGGTCGTCAATAAGTTGTTCTTCTAATTCCTGTACTTCTTGAGAAGGTGGAGTCATCCCAACACTTTGAGCAATCTGTTGTCCACCAGGAAAGGAAAGCATCAGGCAAAAGTTTCTCTTTTCTGCAATATCGTTCATTTTCCTTTTGCCTCCGACCAGTTCGTTGCTGCATGACAGGACACTTTAAGTGTGACCCCCATGATACTCCTATCGTGACCCATAGCAGTAACTAGGGTGGACATTGCAGAGTTTTCATCTTCTTCTGGGGCAACTGCAACAAGTTCGTCATGTACTTGTACCAGCATCTTGGCATTAGTTCCTACAAAGGCTTTGTTTACGTCAATCATGGCTTGCTTACAAATATCTGCGGCACTTCCCTGAATGATGGCGTTAATAGCCTGCCGTTGTGCTCGTGACTGTGTGAACGAGTCTTTGGACAAAAGGTCTGGAAGTCTGCGCCTACGACCAGTCAAGGTAGTCACATACCCAACCCGTGCGGCTTTAGTAATAGCAAGTTGTTTCCAACGAGTAAGTTCCGCAAAACTCTTGTAATAGTTATCAAGAATTGTCATGGCGTGTTCGTCATCAATCCCTGTAGTGCGAGCAAGTTTTGCGTAACCCCCACCGTATGCGGTAAGAAAGTTCACACCCTTACCAATCTGGCGTTCCTCTGAACTAACTTCTTCAACTGGCTTTTTAAACACAGCAGCCGCAGTTGCAGCGTGAATGTCTTCATTTC